GTGGCACTGACTCCGTTGGACCTCACGCCCGACCAGTGGGTCATCCGCATTACCCGCCAGCACAACGCGCAGCTGGCCCAGCTGGAACTGCTGGACGCGTACTACGAGGGCGAACAACCCCTCTCGTACATGCATCCGGAACTGTTGCGGCGCTTGGACAACCGCGTCCGCCAAGTCGTGATCAACTGGCCCGAGCTGGTCGTGGATTCGCTGGACGAGCGGCTCGATGTCACGGGGTTTCGGCTGGGTGGGGAGCAGGCGGCCGACCGGGAGCTATGGCAGATCTGGAAAGCGAACCGGCTCGGTCTGCACTCCGAGCAGGCCCACATCGACGCGCTTGTGCTGGGCCGGTCGTTCGCCATTGTGGGCACCAACGAGAAACGGCCCGCGTTCCCGATCGTGACGGTGGAGTCCCCGTTCGATGTGCACGTGGACATTGACCCGCGCACGCGGGAGGTCCGGGCGGCGTTGAAACGCCAGTACGCCGAGTACGGCGACGGTGACCTGTCCGAAGCCTGGGCCACGCTATACCTCCCGGACGAGACGATCTGGTACAGCTCGGACAATGGCGGTGCGGTCTGGGAGGAGTACGACCGCGACGGGCACGGCATGGGCGTGGTCCCGGTCGTGCCGTTGATCAACCGGCCCCGGACCCGGCGCCGCCGCAACTCGCCCCCGCGACTTGGGCGTTCGGAGCTGGCGAGTGTGCTGCCGTTGTCGGACGCGGCATCCAAGATCGCCACCGACATGATGATCTCCGCAGAGTTTCACGCGATGCCGCGACGGTACGCGCTCGGGTTCGACAAGGAAGACTTCGTAGACGCGCAAGGCCGTCCGCTCACGCCGTGGGAAGCGGTCGCGGGTGTGCTGTGGGCGTCGTCGAAGTCGCCCAAAGAGGATGGTGTCGCGGTCGGGCAGTTCCCGGAAGCGGACCTGTCCAACTTCCACAACACACTCAACGCGCTGGCTCGTCTGGTGGCCTCGATCTCCGGCCTGCCGCCGCACTTCCTGGGCTACGCCACAGAAAACCCCGCGAGCGCGGACGGCATCCGCTCGTCCGAGGCCCGGCACATCAAACGCGCGGAACGCCGCCAACGCTCCTTTGGCGACGGGTGGAACCAAGTGGCGCAACGGATTCTGCATGTGCGCGATGGTCGGGTGCCGGAGGAAGCGGTGCGGGTGGAGTGTCAGTGGACCGACCCGGCCACGCCGACGTTCGCCGCGCAGGCCGATGGGGTGGTCAAGCTCTACAGCGCCGACCGGTTGTTGCCGCGCCGTTCCGCACGGCGGGCGTTGGGCTACTCCGACGCGCAGATCCAGGACATGGAAGCCGAGGACCAGCAGGCTTACGCCCGCGTCGCGGGCGGTGACCTCGCCGCGCAGTACGGCCCGAAACCCCGCCCACTGCCCGACGCCCCCCACCACGGGCGACGCCCCGGAAGACGATGAGCCGCAGCTCGCGCCACGGGCGGCACCTCCACCGCGGGCTAGGCGTCCGCCGCGGGCGGTCGAGTTCCGTGAACCCGCACGAGCAGGGCGGGCGGGGCCGTGACCGCACCCACGACGGCGCCCGTGGACGAGGTCTACCGCGCTCACCACCAGCTCGTCCGCCAGGTCGTCGACCAAGCCCAGACCGCGTGGGCCGAACTCGACCCGGCCGCCCCGGTCGAGTCGTGGACCGAACAGGTCCGGCCCCGCACGGTCGACGCGGTCGAGCAAGCCCAGACAGAGACCGCGTCGCTGGCCGCGTGGTACGTCGCGGCAGTGCTCGTGGCCACCGGGGTCATCGCCGTCCCAGCTGTCCTCCTGGCGGCGGCGTTCGCCGGGTACGCCTCGAACGGTCGACCGTTGGCGATGCTGTTCGATGCCGCGTTCGGCCGCTACCAGCGCGCCACCGCGTTGGACGTCCCGGACCGCGAAGCCCGTGCGCTGGGGTTGTCGTGGCTGCTGACCTACATCGCGACCGAGCTGAGCGACACGCACCGCACGGCGATCACGGCCGCGTCGGTCGCACACCCTGAGGTGGCGGGGTATGAGCGGATCGTGCACCTTCCGGCGTGTGGCCGGTGCATCCTGTTGGCCGGTCGGCTGTATCGGTTCTCGACCGGCTTCCAGCGGCATCCGCGCTGTGACTGCGGAATGCTCCCGGTCACTCGCGGCCAGTGGGAATCCCACCGGGACAACAACCCGAAGGCGTTGTTCGCCGCGATGACCCGCGCCCAGCAGGACAAGGCGTTCGGCCACGGTGATGCGGAGGCGATCCGGGCCGGGGCCGACATCGGCCGCGTGGTCAACGCCCGCCGCCCGGGTGCGCTGTATGTCGCGGGCGGCCATGAGTACACCCGCGACGCCACCACCGTGCGCGGCGCCGGTCGCCAGATGGGCCAGCTGTCGCGTCGCCCCGGCGACCGTTACCGCTCCACTCAGCTCGCCCGGCCGACCGCCGCCCAGCTGGTCAACACCGCCAGCGACGACGCCGAGCTGCGGCAGCTGCTGCGCCGCTTCGACTACCTCCGCTAACCCCGATTTTCCCCTCTGTCCCTCTGTCCCTCCTCGTTTCGTGGAAAGGAGTTCGTCTCACCGTGCCCGACGACCAGAACCCAACCGCCCCAGCGCACCCCACACCAGCCCCGGCCCCGGCCGCGCCGGACCAGCCACCCGCACCACCAGCTGGTGCGGTGCCGCCCGCTGATCAGGCCCCGGTGGACTACAAGGCGCTCTACGAACAGGCCCACGCCCGGCTGACCACAGCCGAGCAGACCGCCCGCGAGCACGCCGACAAGGCCGCCAAGTATGACCAGTACGAAGCCACCCAGCTGACCGATACCGAGAAGGCCACCGCGCGAGCGGACGCGGCCGAGCAGCAGGTCACCGCGCTGCGGCGGTTGGCGGTCGACGCGGAGATCCGCGCCGCCGCGTCCCGGTGGGCCGATCCGACCGACGCGCCGCGCTACCTCGACGACCGCGACAAGTACCTCACCCAGGCCGGGACGGTCGACACGGCCGCGATCACCGCGGACCTGGCGGCGGTACTGCTCGCCCGGCCGCACCTCGCCCGCCCCACCGACAGTCCGGCCGGGGACGGTGCGCGGCGGCCTGCGCCGGACCATTCGCAGGGTGCACGGACGCTCGGCCCGGCCGGGGTCGACGCGCAGATCGCCGAGGCCGAACGCACCGGCGACTGGGCCACCGCGATCAGCCTGAAAAACCAGCGCCTGGCCCAGCAAGCCACCACCCAGCCGCGCTAACCCACACCCCGTTCCTTCTGTCCTGTTTGGAGTCATGCTTATGCCCGGTGTGGCCGCGATCGCCAACACCTACAACAGCCCCAACTTCGTGGGCGAGTTGTTCGCTCTCACCCCGACCGACACGCCGTTCCTGTCCGCCATCGGCGGACTCACGGGCGGCAAGCGCGCCAACGGGATCGTGCACACCTGGAGCGTGTACGATCTGCGCCCACCGGACCCCAACCGGCAGCGCCCCGAAGGCGCCGACGCCCCTAACCCGGACACCCGGGTACGCGGCCAGGACCGCAACGTCCTGGAAATCCACCAGGAAACCGTGGGCGTCTCCTACACCCGCCAGGCAGCCCAGAACATGTACGCCGCCACCGGCTCCCCGAACCCGAACGCCGCCGCGATCGGCGGCACGAAGGCGGTGTTCAACGAGATGGATTGGCAGACCCGCCAGGCCCTCGTGCAGATCGGCCGGGACGTGGAGGTGGGGTTCCTGGTCGGCAAGATGGCCGAACCCACCGACAACTCCACGGTACGCAAGACCAAGGGCATCATGGAGGCCACCAAGACCAACGTGATCACCAACGCCCAGCCCGCGCCGTTGACCGAGAAGATGGTCCTCGACCTGTTGCAGAAAGTCTGGGAGAACGGCGGCATCCAGATCAGCGAGACCGCCACGCTGATGTGCAACGCCTGGCAGAAACGCATGCTCACCAACGAGTTCATCACCAAGAAGAACTACAAGGAAGAGACCCGCAACCTCGCAGGCGTCAGCGTGACCACCATCGAAACCGACTTCGGCCGCCTGAACGTCATGCTCAACCGCTACATACCCGCCGACGTCGTCCAGGTCGCCAGCCTCGACCAGTGCGCACCCGTCCTGCTCGAAACCCCCGGCAAAGGGTTCTTGTTCTCCGAACCGCTCGCCAAGACCGGCTCCACCGACAAGGCCCAGATCTACGGCGAGATCTCCCTGGAATACGGCCCAGAGATCGCCCACGGCAAGATCACCGGCCTGACAACCACCGGGGCCGCCTAATGAAGTTCACCAGCAGCCGCTACCCGCAACTGGTGGTCCACGACCTCGACGTGACCTTCGTAGACGGCGAAGCCGACGTGACGACGAAACCCACCATCGACGCCTTGAAGGCGCTCCCCGCAGAGATGGGAGTACGGGCAGCAGGCGGTCGACCGGCGAAGGACTCCAGCATCGAGTAGTCGTCATCGCTTTCTGCCCCACAAGAACGCACGGACGACATCGGCGAATGCCTTGACCACTTTGGCGAGCGCTTCTAGCTCTTCGCTGTTGCGGTTCCCGGCGAAGCGAAGCAACGCGAGAAAACACACCACGACTCCGATGGTCACAACGATCGGTGCCGAAGCCAGTACTGCCAACGAATCCATTCACAACCGCCATTCATCGCCGACGGTCCCGGCCTCGTCGGTTGATGTGGATGTTGTGTCTGGCTATTCAGTTGTCGTAAGCAGCAGCCCTCGTAGAGGGCTTTTGGCGTCGCCGGGCGCCAACCGGGTTGCTTCCCCCGGTTGAGGTGGTGGGGTTCAGAGACTCACCTCAGCGCCAACCGACGTGCGTCTCTAAATCGCGCCAGAATTGTAACGGCCGACAGATGTGGGGTGTTCGGATGCCCCTACCAGCTGGTTTGGCGACTGCCGTAGACGTTCAGGCTCGTACCGAGGTCGTGCTGAACGCGGAGCAACTCAGCCGGGCAGCGGTGTTGATCGCGGACGCGTCGGCGATCGTGTACGCCAAGGTCCCGGACTTGTCTCAGCCGCCACCGGCTACGGCGGTGGGTGTGATCTGTACGGCTGTGCTTCGTGCGATGGCGTCTCCTGCGGACGGCAACAAGTCCGAGACGATCGGGGAGCACACCCGCACCGCCGCGCATGAGGGCGGCGGGCTCTATCTCACGGAGGACGAGCTCGACCTGTTGCGTCCGCCATCCCCGGCACCTCGGGCGGCGTTCTCGATCTGGACCACCAGCCCACACCGACCTGGGGAGGCGTGATGCAGCTGCCTCACCGGCTGACGATCGTGACCCCGGTCGCGGTGGTCGACGAGTACGGCAACCCCAGCCCGACCCTGCACTACGGGCCGGGCGCGGACCGCCGCGAGATCTGGGCCAACGTCCAACCCGCCCGGTCACGCGGCGATCCCGCACCCGGCCGAGATCCGATCACCGCGTCGTGGTCGTTGTTCACCTACTCGCCGATCGCAGCGAGGGAACGCGTCGAATGGCGCGGCCTGGTGCTGCTGATCGAGGGCAGCCCCGCGACGTGGGCGGTCCGGTTCGGACGCATCCACTATCAGGCCACGCTGACGCACGTGGAGGGGTGACCGTCATGGAATTCGAGGTCGACCGGGTCGGGGTCGCCGAGCTGCTGCGCTCGCCGCAGTTCGCCGACGCCGTGCGCGAAGCGGCCGAGCAGGTCGCCGCCATCGCCCGCGCACAGGGCCACCAGGTCACCTCTGGTGAACCGCTGCCGGTGGAGGTGTTCGCCGACCCGAGCCTTGAGCGGCTCGGGTTCACCGTCGCGATCCGCCACCCGGCCGGGGTCGGGATGGAAGCCCACCACGGCGTGCTCAAGCGCGCCGCGGACACAGTCGGGCTGGACGTGCACGGCCTGGACGAGGACACGTGACCCACCCGATGCCGGTGCCGCGTGACCTGGCCGAGCTGGTGGTGTGGGAGCTGCGGCGCCTGCTCGCCGTCCGGCCGGACCCGGTCGCGGCGGGCGTGCAGGTGTCCACGGAGGTGGGGCGCGGTCGGGATGGTGGGCCGCCGTCGCTGCCGTGGCTGCTGGTCGCCGAGGACGCGCACACCTGGGCCTGGCCCGCTGTGCAGACGGCCACGGTCCGGTTGTCGGTGTGGCACCGCAGCCTGCATGCCAGCAAGGCCCTTGCCGCGCTGGCGCTCGCGGTGTTGTGCGATCCCGTCCTGACCGGCGACCAGCTGACCGGGCGGCCGGTGACGGGGCCGCTGGCCGGGACCGACCCCTACACCCACGCGCCGCTGGCGACCGCGGCCGTGGCGATCACCGCTCGCACTCCCACCCGCCCCTAATCCACACAGGAGGTTTCGTATTCATGGCGCTCAACTCAGCGCTGGTCCGTGTCGCGGGCGTCGGCGAGGTGTCACTCGGCCCGCCCGGCACCCAGGAGCCCGTCGACCTGGTCACCGCGCTCGCCGCGCCGTGGGCCGGTCTGGGCTTGTCCACGTCGGACGGTGTGACGATCAATCGCACCGTGGAGAAGGAAGGCACGGAGCACTGGCAGCAGCTCACCCCGGCCCGTTACGTCTACACCGGACAGTCGCTCACGGTGGCGTCGGTGTTCCAGGAAACCAAAGCTGCGGTCCTGTCCGCGTACTTCGGGGGCATGAAGTTCGTCGAAACCACACAAGGCTCGAAGAAGTACCGGGCGGAGATCTCGACCATCCCGCGCAGTGACGAACGCGCGGTGTGCCGCAGCACGGCCCGCAACTGGGTGATGGTCAACTCGGCCAGCACCTGCCGCGCCTGGGGTCCGATCACGTCCTGGAGAATCGGCGCGACCGCCGTCGCCCGGTCCCAGTGCCGCTGCGCCCTGCCCACCCGATCCAACAGACCAGGCTCGATCGCGCTGAAACTCTCCAACGACACCTCACCCGCACCGGCCGCTGTGCGCCACTTCTCCAACTCCGCACGCGCCGCCACCAGCTCACGCTCCGCCTTGGACGCGTCCGCGGCCTGCTCCTGCAACCGGAACAACCGGGCCGCGTCTGGCCGCTCCAACAGCTGCACCGCCTGCTCCATCAGCCACGCGTCCAGCAGATCCTGCTGACGCGACACACACCCCCGCGCCCGGCACTGATAGCGGCCCGTGCCCTCGTCGGTCGAGCGGGTCACCGGCGAGTCACACACCCCGCACACCGCGATACCCGACCACCAGTACTTCACCCGCTCACCATCACGCAGCGGCCCGGTACGAGTCTTGGACAGCAACAACGACAGCCGGGTGTGCTCGTCCCGGGTGATGATCGGCTCCCACTGAACCTTGATCGGCCGCGTCACCGGCTCGCCATGCTCGTCCGTGACCGTGCGGCCGTCCTGGTCGGTGACGACCTCGGTCATCACCTGGCCCTGATACACCCGCAGGCCCGCCGCTGGTTTCGACAGGGCGATCTTGGTGATCGTGGTCAGGCTCCACTGCATCGGCAGCACATACGGCACGTTGTCCTTGTTCAGCTGCGCGCGGATGTTGCGCGGCGCCTCGCCCGCCCGCACCCGTTCCACGATCTTCGTGGCCACCGCGCGGTGCTCCTCGCTGCTCATCCTGGCCAGCAGCCGCGCCCACTCATCTGGGTTCTGGTGCGCCTCGACCAGGCCACGGATCCTCTGCAAGAACCACCGCGGCCGTGGCGGCGGCACACCCTGGGCGTTCAACCGCTTCGCGATACCCGACCGCGACTTACCCGCCAAGATGTCATCAACGATCATCCGGACGACCTTGGCCTGCTCCGGGTCGATCACCCACCCGAGTGATTTACCGCTGTCCGGGTCGTACTGGAGCCGATACCCATACGCCAC